TTTAAATACTATTTTATATAGTTAAATTAGTTAATTTAATAGTGTAAATCCTCTTATATATGGAGAGTCTTTCTTTCAAACACGCGCCCATAAGAGTAGGAAGTGATTTAAATAATTTGTCATTTTTAGTAGCTACTAATGGAAATTGCAGCACAACAAATACTCTAACAGAAGTCAAAGGAATAGGTTATTATAATTCTTATTCACTTCAATCTCCTAACGGTTATATAACTAATAATGTATCTTTTCAGTATCTTATACAAAATAGTGATCCAATAAGATCCATATTAGAACTACACAAGAGCGGCCAGTTTGAAAATGCTACTCCATATTATGTTGATATTGGAGGCTTGACTTTTAGAGAATGTTATCTAGAAAGTTTTTCATTAAGTATTAATCCTAGCACAGTTGCTTCGGCGCAAGTTAATTTTGTAAGTTATTCTCCTGCTAGTGGTCAATTTGGAAAATATCAATTACCAGCTAATACAAATATTGATGCAGACTTTTTGCATGGCACAGAAACTAATGTTTCAATTGGAGAATCTTCTGAATATTTTGGTTTAAATTACAGCATAAAATTACAACATCAACCTATTAATACAATTGGCTCAAGTTATCCAAAAACAATAAAATTTCATGGCGCAGTAGAAGAATTAGAACTTACAGAAAATCTTTACAAAAGAATACTTTATACTGGAGATACGAAATCAATTACAATTAATTCTTCTGCAATATGTTGTCCAGATATAGACTATTCTATATCAATAAATGATGCTCAATCTATTTCTGCTAGCGCAAGTACTCAGAATAATGGAGTCGTAACAACTTTAAGAAAGTTTACGAAATATTACTAATGTTTTATTCTCATAAAAATTTACCAATAACTTTACAGGCATATAATGTTTCTGGAATAAAAGATTGCGAATATCCTTACTATAATTTTGTAGCTCAAAATGTATCGTTAAATATTAATCCAAATGCAAATTTTGCCTTTTCAGTTGACTATAAAAAACCATATAGAGGGTTTAATACACAAGGATTAATTTCTACAATTCAACTTAGTTTTATAAGTCAAGTGCCTTATGATAATGTCTTTTTTGATAATATATTCGCAGAAAATGGCATCAAAAATAATTTCAAAATATCATTTGGAGATAGTATATTTGAAAGTGGTTATTTAAGATCTTTTAGTGCTTCAATTGATCCTAATAATTTAATTCAAAATCAAGCAGAATTTGTATTTTATAATACTGGACTTAATGGATTTATAGGAAATGGTGGAAATGAAAATTATCCTATAAATTCCACATCTGGATATTATTATGCTCATGGTGCTAATACTCTTATAGCTTTTAAAGATAATTATAATGAATTTAATAAACATCAAGTAAAAAGAATGGATTTTAATTATTCAGCTAATGTTCAAGCGGTTTATGCTATAAATAGCGCATATCCTTCTAGAGTAATATACAATAAAGAAGAAATTGATTTAATGGTTGACCTAGACACTTATGGAGTTGGTATAAGAGATATAAATAATATAATAAGTGGCACAAAAATCGTATATACAGGAATGACATCTCCTTCTATGGGAATAGAGATATTCTTGAAAACTGGTTATTTAATGAATAAAAACTTTAATACTAAACCTAATGATATTATAAATTCTAGAATATCCTTAAAATATTTCATATAATCTATTAATGGAAAGATATACTGCTACAAAAATTAAAGATGGAATATTAATTAACGCTAATATATCTAATATACCTTTAAGAAAAAATACATTTTTAGTTTTCGATAAGGATTTATTTACTTTAAGAATTGATAGTTTTGATAATTATAAAATTCAAAAACAATTCAAAAAAATAGAAGCAGAAAATAAGATTCATATTTTTGAAAATACGAAAGAATTCTCAATCGGCGATTATATAGATATTTATTATGACGAATATGAATTTTTTGGATACAAAGAAGTGTCTAGTAGAGAAGGAATAATATATAAAAATCAAAACTTTTATCCACAAGATGGTTTAGTTTCAAATAATAAAAAAACTATTCTAAGAGTAATAGAAATTGATGACGCAAATATAGATTTAGAAATGGAAGAAAAAGGAGCTTATATAACTCCTCCAGATCAAGGAGTACCATTTATAAGCGATGCAGGGGCAAAAATTTTTATTGATCATTTTTATAGAAAATCAACAACAAAAAGCTTCCAAACGAATTTAATTAAAAATATAACCTATCGAGATGATTTTATCATTTTAGATTTATTAAACCCTTTACCTCAAAATGTAAAAGAAGGATTAGTAATAGTAAACAAAATTTTAATAAAAACTTATACTGACATATCTAATTTAACGAAGGATAATGAATATTTTTATATTGTACAAAATAAATTACCATATTTAAATCTGCCATTTCCAGAGATAGAAGATGAAATTGCATCAAAAATGTTTGAAGACATTCTTTTAAAAATGGACAACAAATTCATGCAAATAGAACAAATGCTATCTGAAATAAACTATAAATTAGAAAAAAAAATAAATTAAACATATAATATAATATGAGTATACCAAATGATTATCCTTTTGTTTCTAAGATATTCTTAGAATTAGTATCAAATCAACAATTTAAAACTGCTTTTCAAGCTATAGCGCCAGAAATTTATGCGGATATAGAAAGCGCAAGTACTAATCCAAATTGTAGTTGCAGATCTAAAGTTGAGAATTATGTTAATACAAATAGACAAAAAGCTCTTGATTTTTTAAATAATTTTATTGAAAATACTGGACTAGAAGTTAATCTTCAATCAATTACTCAAAAGTATACAGTAAAATCATATTCTGGAGTAGTTGAAAAGGTAAAAATTTCAGAATGGCAGACTTTTCAAAATCGCTTAGTTCAAGAAAGAGCAAATTATAGATCATTTTCAACTTCGAGAATTGATGATGAATATGTCAATGTATTCTTTCTATGATATTTTTTGAGCTTCTTACTTATGTAATATTAAGCTTAGGAGTTAGTTTTGTTTGGAGTTTTTCTGATATATTTGCTCCAGTAAGAAATTTCATTGCAAAGATTCCGTATATTAGGCGACCACTATTATGCCCAGAGTGTTCTAGTTTTTGGATGGGAATTTTTACTAGTTTATTTTATAATCCTCTTTATTATACTCTTGGAATCTTTTCTTTTCCATTTTGCGGATTATCAACTCATCTTTTTGCTTGTTTTTTGTATAAAATTTATTTTAAAATTAAAAACTAATATTATTAGTCAAATCTATTGTATCTTCATTCTGTAGATTATTTCTATTTGTAATTGGAAGAGTAGGTCTACTAAAAGCTTGATAAGTTAAGTTAACGATAGAAGAATCTCCAACTGATCCTTGATAATTCTCGCCAAGAAATATAGCTTCATTGAAATTAAAAGATAAAATAGGAGATCCATTTGGGTTTTTAAAGTCTTTAAAAGTTATACCCAAAGATTCTACCTTATATTGACACAATAAATCTCTTATATTTTTGACTTGATAATCGTCTACTTTAATTCCAAATGTAAGATTTGTAACAACTGGCGGATTGGTGATTATTTGAAATGGATAAGAACTGCCCAACCTATATAATATATTTCTATTTGTATCTATACTTAATGTAAAATTTTGAAGTCTATTAAATTCAAAATCATTTAAGGTTATCTCTATATCTCCGTAATCTGCTATTGTTATATCATTTTTAGGTAAAAGTGATAAACTTTTATCTACTCCTTCTCCAAATTCACCAAGGACTGTTAAATTTGCACTTAAAGCTGGTATTTGATTAACAGCACAAGATATAGAATAATTATTTAATATACCAGAATTAAAAGCAAAGTACTTGTCTTTATATTCTAAATATCCACTAAATGTACTGTCTCCTGTATAATTTATAAAATTATCAGAATCTATTAAAAGCTTATTAACTGTTATTTCTGCTGTTACTGGTTTAGAATGAGAAAAAGTAACACTTTCCATGCCAAGGTATCTTGTAAGATCTATTGGCAAATTGTAGTTAAAACTAAAGTCTTGTATTCCTAGAACCTCTTTAGAATCTATAAATAACCTTTGATTTTCTTTGACAATTCTTCTTAACATTATAAATTAATTACACTATTAATAGGTGTAATAATACTAAAGGTGTAAGGTAAAAATGAGTGATTTATCATTATATAGCGTAAGTGGTTATAACAGTAACATATCATATGTTAAAAATGATATTATCTTAACTGGTAGTAATTATTATTATAGTTTAGTTAACAATAATCAAAATCATACTCCAACTTCTTCAACTTCAAATGTTTATTGGGGAGGATATAGATATTATTCCGCTTTAACAAAACCAGAATTTTTCTGGAAACCAACTTACGCTTCTCAATTGCAAATGAAACCAGCTACAAATGTTATAAAATTTGGAAATGGATACGAACAAAGAATTGCTGATGGAATTAATAATAATCTTCAAAAATTTAATTTAAACTTTGAAGGAAGAGACAAGAATGAAACGAGAGCTATCGCACACTTCTTTCATAAAAGAAAAGCTGTAGATCCTTTCTTTTTTGATGCGCCATTTCCATATAATTTTGATGCATCTCAATCTTATCCAAAAAGATTTATTTGTGATGAATGGGATATAGCTTATAATTTTTATAATAATTATAATATAACAGCAAAATTTTCTGAAACATCGAATATATGAGCATTAATTCTAACGAGCAAATTGGTACAAAAAAAATATCTACAGAAAGCTTTAAATTAAATCCATCTGCTTTAATAACTTTATATGAATTTGATTTTAGAAATTTTGGAATAAATAGAGATGATATAGATTTAGCAGAGTTAAGTTTTAGTAATGAAATTCCTATACCATATAATAATTCGCAAAGTCTTCCAAACTATGATAGCGCAAATATAGACTCTCCGCTTGGAATTTTACGTTTTCACAATATGGCTATAAATTTTGAAAATACTAGTTCAAATTTAAATAGTCATAGTTTATTTAATCAAATAATTTGGCAAGGAAAAAGATATGTTCCATTTCCAATTTTAATTGAAGGATTTGAAATGATGGCAAGAGGAACTTTGCCAAAACCAAAATTAACTTTTACTAGTCAAAATCAAATTGAATCGTATGATAATTTTTTTATAAAAATAAAAAATACAATTAGATCAATTGGAGATATAATTGGTTTAGAAATTAATAGAAAAAGGACTTTTTTAAAATATCTTGATGCTGTTAATTTTAAAAGTAAAGGTGGAATCATAAATGATGATGATTTTATTATTGATCCAGATCCTTATGCTCAATTAAATCCAGATATTTATTATATTGATAGAAAATTAAAAGAAAATAAAAATGTTTTACAATATGAATTAAGTTCAGTTTTAGATTTAGAAAATATAAAACTTCCACTTAGAACATTGTATAGCGAAGCTTGTTCTTTTGATTATAGAGGAGAAGGATGTGGATATGCATCTGGTCCAGTTGCAAATGATAAAGATGAAGTTATAAGTAGTTTATTGGGAACTGGTCTTTCGGCTGGAAATCCTGCTCTATGGGAAAAATCAAATAATCAAGCTTATTCAAAAGGTCAATATGTTTACGTTGAATTAGACGAAATTCAATATTTTTTTGTTTCAAAAATAAATAATAATTTATATTCTCCATTCAATAGTAACTATTGGATTGCAGACCAATGTTCTAAAAGACTAAAAGGATGCAGAAAAAGATTTAATAGTCCATTGCCATTTGGAGGATTTCCAGCTACTTCTAAGGAATTATAATTATGGTTGAAGTAGAATTACATGGTATATTGGCGGAAAAAGTAAAAAAAACTAAATGGAATTTAGCTGTAAATAGCGTAGGAGAAGCTATCAGAGCTATAGAAGCTAATACTAAAATTCTATATAAAACTCTTTATGAGTTAGAGAAAGATAATTTAAAATATAGAGTCCTTATAAATAAAAAAGATTTTAAAATTTTTAAAAATCCAGATGAAATTGAGAACGATCTTGAAAAAGCAATTTATTCAAATTTAACGGTATCTTATAAAACTGAAGATTTAAAAAGTATTGATATTATTCCAATTATAGAAGGAGCAAGTGGAGTAATTACTGCTGTAGCTGGAATTGTTTTAACTATTATTGGTATAGTATTAATATTTACTGGAGTTGGTGCGGTTTTTGGTGCAGCTTTAATTTTAGCTGGAATAGCTTTAACTGCTGCTGGATTTTTATCTCTTTTATCTTCTCCTCCTCCATTTGTAGCCCCAGAATTTCAAGCTCCAGAAGTAGCAGCAAAAGGCGGTGGAGGAAAATCTTATCTTTTTGATGGACCAACAAATACAAGAGGAGAGGGTGGTCCTATTCCAGTAGGATATGGAAGACTTATTATTGGATCTAAAACTGTTAGTGCTTCATTTAATACTACTTATGTTAAAAATACCGAATCAAGGACAACTTAATGAATCCAAAAAAAGATAATAAAAAATTTTATCCTAAAGTTTTAAGAGGAGCAGGAGGAGGCGGAAGTAGTTGTAGTCCTAGTCCACCGCCAGATCCGCATACACCGATTGAAGCTCCAGAAGGTATTTTTAAAGCTGGAGCAGGAGCAAATAAAGTCCTCTCTAGGACAGAAACAGAAGTTACAGATTTAATTTCTGAAGGTCCAATTGAAGGTTTGGTAAGTGGAAGATATATTTATGCTGGTCAAACTAATCAAATTGGTTGGTCAAGTTATATATTTAATCAATACGCAAATAAACAAAATAATCCTTATTTAAGATCAATATTTTGGAAAAATGTTCCATTAATTGATGATGCTGGAAATTATAATTATTCTCAAATTAATTTTAGATATGATAATGGAAATCAAACTACCGCAGTAAACTTAACTAGTAATTTAAAAAATAGTACTACTGCAGCAGCGGATATTCCTCAAGCTTCTAGAACTTTAACATTAGGAGATACTCTAAGATATGGAACAGATTTTGCTAAAAATTATGATTTTAAAAGTACAAATATAAGTGAATTAATAGTATCTTTAAAAATAACAGCTCTTTTTGATCAACAAAATGATCCAAATAGAGACCGTGTAACTTATGATTTGGGTTGTGGTCAAACTGCTAAAATTTCACAAACTGCAGGAGATATTAGAGATAGAAGCATAACTTATAGATTTAAAATTTTTAAAATAACTAGTGGTGGATATGTTGAAATTCCATCTCTGCAAAGAGATGAAGAAACTGAAGGTAAAATAAGTTCTGGTGTAATTGATACTTTTAAATTTGATTTAACTGGTAAATATGATCCAAATGATGAAACATTTTTAGGATGGAGAGTGCAAGTGCAAAGAACCAGCAAAGAAAGTACAGTATTAAATTTAAAAGATTCCGTAACAGTAGATTCGATTACAGAAATTTTTAGAGAAGATTATATCTATCCAAAATCTGCAATTTTTAAAAGTTTATTTACGTCAGAATATTTTCAAAATGTTCCAGATAGAGCTTATGATACTAAATTATTAAAAGTAAAAATTCCCAGTAATTATGATCCAATTAAAAAAACTTATGCTGGTGATTGGGATGGTCAATTTTCTGATGTTTATCATCCATCTGGAGTAGGATTATATTGGACTGATAATCCAGCATGGTGTTATTATGATCTATTAACAAATAAAAGATATGGGTTAGGAAAATACATAAAAAATCAACAAGTCGATAAATGGAATTTATATCAAATTGGGCAATATTGTGATACAATTGTTGATGATGGATTTGGTGGATTAGAACCAAGGTTTACTTGTAATGCTATTATAAATGATTTTTCTGATGCATTTAACCTATTGAATGATATGGCTAGTATTTTTAGAGGAATGTCTTATTATGCTAATGGTGCAATTTTTGCAATTGCTGATATGCCAAAAGATCCTTATATTTTATTTACAAATTCTAATGTAGAAAACGGAGACTTTAATTATTCTAGTAGTAGTAAAAAAACAAGAAATACAGTTGCAGTAGTTAGATATAACGATATGAATTATTTTGCTAAACCAACTGTTGAACATATTGAAGATCCAGATGGAATAAGAAAATATGGTATTAGAAAATTAGAAATTACCGCGTTTGGTTGTACAAGTAGAGGACAAGCTTATAGGCTTGGAAAATGGGCATTGGCTAGTGAGCAATTAGAAACAGAAACTGTTGATTTTACTGCAGGATTAGATTCTGTATATTTAAGACCAGGAGATGTTATTAAAATCCAAGATTCAAATAGAATAATGCATAGGTTAGGAGGAAGAATTTTAGGAATTAGTACTGGAATTGGAGGAAAACATAAATTTATTCTTGATGAAGAATTTAATAATATTTCTGGATATTTTACAACTAATTTTCCAGGACAAAATTATAAATTTGAAATTTTAACACCTACATCAAGAGCAACTGGAACAAATTATTCTGATTTTATTACAGGTTACGAAAGAAGTATAATTCAATCAGGACTATTTCAAATTAATACATCTTTTATAAATCCAGCTACTAATTATGATCCAGAAAAAACTTTAACAGAAATTAATTGTAATAAAGTATTCAATACAACTGATTATAATTTATATACTGGAGCAATTTGGACTGCCCAAACAACTGGTAGTGGTATTTATGGAATAAATACTGAAACTGAATTATACAGAGTTATTGGAATATCTGAAATTGAACCATTTAAATATAATATAAATGCAATGGAATATAATCCAACTAAATATTTATATGTCGAATCTGGAGTATCATTTTCAGATGCCCCAACATTAACTCCAACTACATCAAAACAAGCTAGTTATCCAATAGCTCTGCGATTATTTAAAACAGAAGATTTATATTTAAATTATGAAATAAGTGGCGCTGTGAATACAGCAGATTTTGAAACAAGTTATTGGAAAGTATATATTAAAAGTGGAAGTGATTTTGTCAGTAATAATCTTCAAACTCAATATGCTAATATTCAAGGTTTAACAGTTGATGTACCAAGTGAAGATTTCTTTTTGAATTCTCTTCAAGTTCCTGCTAATAATTCTGCTGTAACTGGAAATTATGTTCCAACAGGAAATAATCAAAACTATTATTTTAGAATTCATGGCATAAGTCCAAAAGGATATTATTCTACAAATTATAGGGCTGGAAATTTTTATTATTCTTCTAGTCTATTAGGAGATTATACTAATTTAATTGAATTAAATAATTTTAAATATAAATCTACTTATGATGATTTAACTACGATTGCGGTTGTAGATAGTAATCCAGGACAATTTCAATCTGTAGTTTTAAATACTGGTAACTTAATTCATGATAAAACTTTATCTCTTCAATGGAGTCTAGAAAATCTTGCAGAACCTTTAAAAGTATGGACTAATGACGAACTAATTTATAGGATAAGATTTGGAAAAGGAAATTTTGATGGATCTGGTGTTAATAGTGAAACTGTTTTTAATGAAACTTTTTATTCGCCTAGCGCTACATCTGCTGAATTTGCAGCATTTACTGGTTTCACAGATGGAGATTTAAGATCATATTTAAAAGATGATGTAATTTCTGGATTTTGGCTTACTATTGATGCAAAAGAAAAAAATGGAGGAGTAAAATATACATCTCAAAAAACTTTAGCTGGAGATGCTTATAACCAACCTCATGGTTATCTTTTTGGACTATTTCAAAATGATCAAATGACTTCTGAAAAATATAATATAAATACTGCTACAGCTCTTATAAATAGTGATAATAATATATCAATAGTACTAAAAAATCCTAAAAATTATATTGGAAGTATTTATGTATTTTTTACTGATCAAAATGCTGCTACTGGTTATTTAACACAAAGTAATTTAAATAAAATAATGTATCAACAATTTACTAGTTCAAGTTATACTAGTTTTGTTAAAGCCTTGGCTAATAGCGGAATCCAATTAAGAGAAGCATTTTTTAATGGAGTTGATACTTTTACAACAAGTACTAGTTTTGTTAAAAGTGCTGGAGCAGGAATTCTTAAAAGTGGATATATGACATTAAGACCATCTACTAAATTTGAAGATAATTTAATGGCACAATATGATAAAGATTTTAGTAA